GTCTATCCCACCGTCTAGACGGCAGCAAGGTATCCTTCGTAAAGGGCTTGATGCCAATAAGCAGGGGAGGAATTGCACCTCCCCGTTAGGTCTACCTACTTAGTTTTTAGAAGGTAAGCAACGCCGCGATACTTCAGCTTCGCTGCTTTAACGGCAGCGGTTTGCTCTTTGACGCGAGCTTGCAGTTCAACATTAGGCATGGTGAATCTCCATTTGTGAAGTATCACACCCCCGTTCCATGGTGTGAGAGTTATGCGTCCAGCATGTAAGTCTCTTCTAAGAGTACACGTTGCAGACTATCTTTTAAATACTCATAGTATTGCTGCTCCAGCGGTTCACCACCTGGCCAGTTTTGATGGGCAAAGGTGACAGCCTTGTGGAGCATACGCAAAGAGGTGACTGTAAATTGTAGCTCGTAGATGTTGTCTTCCATGTTGGATGAACGTACGTTACTTAGAAAGAATATTTGAACCCGGCTTTAGTCCCAACTCCAAGCCCTTCGACTTCGAGACCTTCAGAGGTGATAGCAGAGACTTCGCCGTAGGCGGAGAGACGCTTAGTAACACCGACGTTCAGGCCGACTTTACCAGAGGCAGCGCCAACTTGCTCAGCGTCATCCGGGAAGGACACAGCAGGTCCACCCTGAATATACCAGCTGGAGTTAGAACCGAGAGCATTCTCATAACCCACATGGGTTTCAAGGAGAGCACCTTGGTAGTCCTCACCGGACCAACCTTGGTTTGCTTCAACGTTTACATAGACACCAGCTGCAGCAGGAGCAGCGAAGGCGAGAGTAGAGATAATAAGGAGGGCGTTTTTCATTTCTTTTTGTTGTTGTAATTAGATTTCTTAGTTCCTTTTGCTTTGGCTGCAGCTTTCATCCCCGCTGCAGTGTAGGGATATTTTTTACCGTTGACTTTAGGCATTACCAGATACCTGGGATAAGTTGACCAGTCATAACATAGGAGCCAATCGCAGCGATGACTCCCAGCATGGCCAAGCGCCCGTTAAGGAGCTCAGCTTTTTCATTATGTGGGACAGAATTTTCGTCGATATACATACGAGGTTCAGTGGGCCAGATTTGAGTGTCGTTCATTAAGCGATAGCGGGTGCAGTGAGAGCAATGGGAGTGGACTCAGCAGCTGCCAAGTCGAGAGGGAAATTGTGAGCGTTACGTTCGTGCATCACTTCCATTCCGAGACCTTGCCGATTGAGTATATCAGCCCAAGTAGGAATGACACGGTTAGAACTGTCGATGATAGACTGATTAAAGTTGAATCCATTCAAGTTAAAAGCCATCGTGCTTACGCCGAGTGCGGTAAACCAGATACCCACCACAGGCCAAGCAGCCAGGAAAAAGTGAAGACTACGTGAGTTATTAAAAGACGCATATTGGAAAATGAGGCGACCAAAGTAACCGTGTGCGGCTACGATGTTGTACGTTTCTTCTTCTTGACCGAACTTATAACCTTTGTTATGAGATTCAATCTCAGTAGTTTCACGTACCAGCGAAGACGTGACAAGACTGCCGTGCATCGCAGAAAAAAGAGAGCCACCAAATACACCAGCCACACCAGCCATGTGGAATGGGTGCATAAGAATGTTGTGCTCCGCTTGGAAGACGAGCATGTAGTTGAAGGTACCNGAGATACCCAGTGGCATGCCATCGCTGAATGACCCTTGTCCAAATGGATATACAAGGAACACGGCGGTAGCAGCCGCAACNGGTGCAGAATATGCGACACAAATCCAGGGCCTCATCCCTAATCGATAACTAAGTTCCCATTCGCGTCCCATGTAAGCGAAGACACCAATNAGGAAGTGGAAGACAACGAGTTGATAGGGTCCTCCGTTATAAAGCCATTCGTCAAGTGACAAAGCTTCCCACACAGGGTACAAATGAAGGCCGATCGCGTTACTTGACGGCACGACCGCGCCAGAAATGATGTTGTTTCCGTAGAGCAGGGAGCCTGCAACTGGTTCTCTAATTCCATCAATATCAACAGGTGGTGCTGCAATAAATGCAACAATAAAACAAGTGGTTGCTGCCAGTAGACAAGGAATCATGAGGACTCCGAAGTGTCCCACATAAAGCCGGTTCTCAGTGCTGCTAACCCACTCAACATAACGATCCCAAATACCTTTGGGTCGTTGCAGTGCGATAGTAGCTGCCATTAATAATTAATTAAAAGTTTACGTTGGGTGAATTTTCCAGCTTAAGTAGTACATCGTTACGATATGCTGGATCGGTATCGTAACGAGGATCGTTCATGTCAGCAAGCAGTTCAGCTTGACTACGGTACCCAGGAGGTGCATCGGGAGCGGTACGACCACTCAACATTGAACCTTCTTGACCGTTGGCATCAGCGAATCGTTTTGCTACAGCATCTACTGCCATAGCAATTTGAGTCATGTCGCCGCTATCAATAATTTTATCAAAGGCCTCAACCTCTTGAGGCGGTAGAGTGTCAACAGCCCACGCCATCATTTGCGTGTAGTTATCTGAGCCACCAACACGGTTTTGAATTTCAGAAACTTGATTCTCTGAAAGACCATCGTCGCCGCTTGTTTCAGAATTTTCAAAGAAAGTTTTTAACAACTCCTCTTTAGAAACATCTTCAAAGTCTTTGATGTCAAAATTTTTGTCGGAATTATATGACTGGTATGCCTGAGCTAGTTTATCAGCAACAGAAGGCGGACCAGCTTCCTCTTGTGGAGGGGTTGGTTCCGGTGTAGATGTGGGGTTACCCAGCTTGGACTGCAGTTCGAGATAACCTTGCTCGAGTTGTTCGATGCTCTTGAATTTACCAGCGTAGAACTCACTTCTTTTCTGACCTTCTGCAAGCATCTCTCCAATTTCGAGAGCTTCTTTATCTGCAGCCTGTTGACTTTCAATTACTTCGGTAGGCTGACTACCATCGTATGAAATAATATTTGCTTCTTGTGCCATTAGTATCGGATAGGTGGTTCGGTTACTTTTTTAACAAAGACAACTCTTCCGTCTTCATCACGGGTTGTCTTAGATTGTTTCTTCGTCGTCGATTGGGATTGCGGCTTGGGCGGCTGCTTCTCCCTCCTCGGGCGGGGCTTGGATGTCGGCATTTTTACTAGGGTCAAAGGCGGGTGATTTCATAATCTGACCAGCTTGCTGAGTGAGCATCATCTGTTCTTGTTGCTCTTGCTGTTGCTGTGCTTCAGCTTGCATCTGGTCCATAGACTTAACAAGGTTCAGTACATCGATACCTTGTGCTGCTGCCAGACGTTTGATAGCCTCGTCAGCATTGACAAAATTAACCAGTGCTTCTGGCCCAAGTGTTCCAGCAATAGTTTGCAAGAACATAGTCAACGACTGTTGATCCTGGCCACGACCAAGACTGTTAATACCAGCAACAATAGTCGGGTTAACAATATCTTTGGGGTAACGAGGGAGTTCGCCAGTTCGTTGTAGAACCAAGAGCTTTCGGTTGAGGTATGGTACAAGAAACTCTACAGTAAGTAGGGAGAATAGACCACCGAGTGATGATTCGAGTTCGAGTTGGGTCAATCTGATCTCTTCTGCTGTAACCCTTTCCGCATTGCGTGGGTTCATGACAAGGAACGCTTCCAACAGTCGGCGTTCATAATCTTGAATCATGGTAGCAGCAGTAGCGAAGTCAGAATTCTTACCAACTTGTACAACTCCGATGTCATCGGGTCTACCTTGGATGATCGCACCGTTGCCAGCAGCCGCCAGGGAGGCTGGTTTAGTGGTGCTAGAGGGTGACACTACAAAGACTACTTTAGCAGCTGCTGCAGAGCCTTCTACGAGTGCCTGAGAGAGTGCATTGAGTGACTTCAAATCACCCAAGAACTCACCGACTCGGCCACGTCCGTAATTCTCACCGTCTACTGTATTAAATCTAAGCGGAAGCCATGGGCTAGCATCTACTGGTGCTTTACTTTGACTACCAGGGATGATCTGATCGAACACCTCTTGGTGCCACACCCAGCGATTCTTTTCACGCTTGACACAGGTAAACACTTCACGTTCTTTTTCAAACGAGGTGTCCTGTTCGTGGTCATTGTTG